GCGACAACTCATCAGTCATATCCAGCGCGGCGCGGAATGTGCATGTTTGGTCAGTGTTATAGCACTTGGTGCCGGTGGCCAGGCAAGGCGACACGCCAAAAACGCGGCTGCAAAGCGGCTGGACGATCTCGACAATCTCAATCGGCTCACGCGCGAACGTCATCTCAAGAACCCCACAACGCTAAAGCCGACCTGCATATAATCGCGCACGCCCATATTGGACGGGCTAACGTCAGATTGCGCCCACGCCCATACGACATCCTCAGGCATACGCGCGGGGTTTCCGATGATGCCGAATGGATAAAGCGGCAACGTCTGCGCGAACGGGTCAAACGTGCTGCGATACCAATCGCCTTTCAAGTGCGTCCAGTCGTATTTGCCAGTCAAGGCAATGCGCTTTTGAGTGCGCCCAACCCATTGCCCAGTTTCAGTGAATGACTGTTGCCCCTCGGTGATGCGGTTTAGGTGCGTTGGTGCAAATCCCGCATAGAATGGCTGCGTCATCTGCAGCGCCGCGCCTGCGCGTATTATGCCGACCACGTTGCCCGTGCCTTCTGATACGCTAACCTTGACGCGCTGCGCCGATATAAGCGCCCCAGCGCCTGTGTTGAACATGGCGGCAATGGTGCTATTGTCTGCGACCGCGATGGTGGCCCGCAAGGTGTATGCCGTGACCAGATCAGGGCTTGTGCTGATTGTGACTGTGCGGCCTGTCAAATTGTGCGCCGATATGAAAACCGTATCCATATCAGCCGCAGCGGCGGCAGTCAGCACCCAGTCATTCGCGCCCGATGCAAGCGTCCACCGCTGCGACGTGTAATCGTTTGTGGCCAGATCCCCAAGCGTGCCGTCCGCTGCGATTGTGCCTGTGATTGGCTGCCATAAGATCCGCGCGTGATTAAGCGGCTGATTTGTCGCGACCGTGTAGCCTGCCGTGTTTAACGTCATGCCAGCACCCCGCGAATTTGCCCGCCGTTGCGTTGCGTTGAGTTTAGCTGATCGATCAGCTGTCGCGCGAAACTCTCGCCAAAGCCCATTGGGTCGTTTTGCAGCGTGAATGCAAACGTCGTGGCCGGTTGTTGCGCTGGTGCCGCTGCCGGTGCCGATCCGCCGCCGCCGCCAGAGGATGCAGCAGCGCCGCCGCTATCGTTTACGCCCTTGATTGCCGCAACAAATCCCATGCCTTTGGCCAAGACTGTTGCAGCCGCCGCAAGGTTTCCGGGGAATGGTAGCTTTAGCGCTTCTGATGCGCCTTGCAACGCGCCAATCAATGCTTGCGCTGCGCCGAATACTTTGGCAATCTTTAGCGCCTTTTTGCTGTGCGATCCCATTGCGTTTAGGATTTCAGCGCCAGCGCCTAGAACGGTGTCAATGCTTGCCATTGCGCCCAACTCTTTAATTTTGCTCAATCGCTCTTGATGCTCTTTTTCCAACCGTTCACGTTGCGTCATAAACTCGGTTTCGGTCAGCAATTCAGCCGCGCGCGCATCTTCCAACAGCGTGCGGTTTTGCTCGTACCATTCCGCAACGGTTTCTTGTTCCGTCATCATGCCTTCCATCAAAGCCTCAAGCCGCGCGGCCATATCGGACGCAATGCCAGCGCCACCGGCAACTCCAGGCGTTGTGGTTGTCACTACAGGCGGAGCGCCTGGCAATGTAACTGCGCCATATTCCGCGCCCGTGATTGCAGATGCCGCGCTTCTGTTATCTCGCCTTGCTTGTTCAAGTGCATTTTCAGCAGCCGCTAGTTTTTCAAGTGATGATCTGTGTGCCAGAACACGCTTGTCCATCGCATAGCCAAGCATTGCCGCGCCCTCAACGTCGGTCAAATTAGCCTCATAAGCAGCAGAGGCAGATAGAAGCATGGCTTTTTGTTTTGCCAATTCACCCTTTGCCGCTTCATATGCGCTTTCGGCGAGCTTGCGGTTGTCATTGGCAAGCGCAATTGCCGCTTTGCCAGCTGATGGCGCTGCGGTTTGATAAAATCCATCAAGCGCGCCATTCAATGCGGACGTACCTGCCGCCGCGTCATAGGCCGCAGTTTCAGCCTCTCCGGCATTATCCCTGAAGATCAAAAAGTATGCCGCAGCTGCGCCAATTAAACCAGCCGCAATACCAATCGGCCCGCCCAGCAACATAAATGCACCTTTAAGAACAACCACTGCTGCCGATAGAATGCCTGTGGCCGTTGCCCCAGCCATTAAAGCAGTTGCTGTTGCGGTAAGTGATAGAACCATTGCAGGAATTGCAGTTGACGCAAGCCCAGCGATCAAAATTCCCAAAACGTCAAGATTTTCACCAATAAAGCTTATGACTTCGCGAAACTTGCTGCCAGTTCCAACCAACTCAAGAAAGCCGTTTGACAGCGCGACAATAGCAGGGGCAACCTTCGCCGCCATGATATTGCCAAGCCCTCCAAGCGCCATTGCAATGCGCCCGAAAGCATCATTCGCCGCCTCGATTTGATCACTGTCAAACTGCGAAACGGCAATCCCAAATTCCTCTTGAAACCGTGCAGCTTCAGCCGCCTTTGCGGAATAATCCGAAAGCATGTTGATTGCGTCCTTGCCAGACCGCCCAAACACTTCCATCGCAAGCGCCGTCTTTTCGGCAGGGTCTTTTATTGCATCAAGGCTTTCCGCAATCTTGGCAAATTGCTCATCCGGCGAAAGCCCCTGCAAATCGGCAATGGAAAGCCCCAGCTTTCCAAACGCTTCCGTTTGCAGCTTAGTGCCGTTTGACAATTCCACGATATTACGCTGCATCAAGCCAAGCATGGACGACAGCTTGCCGCTTTCAATCCCCGCCTCACCGGCGACCATAGTCATTTTTTGAAACGCGGATGTTGTTAGGCCAAGCGAACGCGCCTGCTTGGCCAGCACGTCTACATTGGCAAGGCTTGCTTTGGTCAGGCCGATCATGGCCGCGCCAGCCGCCGCAATCGCCGCGCCGCCGATCTTGGCAAAACGTGCAAGGTTAGCTTGGCCTTTGGATAGGGCGCTATCAAGGCCGCTTGTGTCGCCGTTAATGTTTACCTTGATTTCCTGCGCGGCCATATTACCAATCCTCTGCCAGATGATCCAATGTTGCGCGGGTTAGATTGCCCGCATAATCGTTGGCCTTGTCACGCGGGCTTTTGTGGTGCCATTCGCAAAACCATTCCGGCAATGTCATTTCCCAAAATTCGGTCGGTGACAGCCCCCACTCGCGCCCTATCAAATAGAGGCTGTCCCAATCTATCGCTTCTGCTTCGCTGTCTTGCTCGACGGGGATTTGACGGCGGGGGCCACGGGCTTTTTTTCGTTTGGCTCGACTGGTGTTATTGCAGTTGCAACCGATGTTGCGATTGCATCAATCTGGCCTTGCGTTGCCGTCATGATGTATCCGAAAACTTCATCCTCGGTGACGACAGCGCCGCCAGCCTTTAGGAACTCCGCAGCGACAAAGGCCAGCGACGGCGCGCTGATAGGCCCCACCGCAAGCCCGTGCATCAAGACAGCGATATTTACGCCTTGCCCCTCGATGCGCCGCAGCAGTTTGTTGGACGGGGTAAAAACGTATTCTTCCCCGCCCCACTCAATCGTGATCTCCCTAAACACGCCCATTATGTTGCAGCAGCGTAAGTGATTACGCCGGACGATGCCAACGATGCGCTAAATGTGTTTTCACCGTCATGCGCGCCACCTGTCTCGAACGAACTCAAGAACCAATCGCCGCTGAACGTGCCAACACTTTCGACTTCAACTTCATAATCCGACAGCAAGCCAGATCCAGCACCCATGGCAACGGCCATAAGCGTGCCATCTTTCAAGACGCCTTCGACCGCCAAGCCGACGTTGCGCACGGAAACATCCGCAAGCAACGTGGTCCAGCCAGCGCTGTCTTTGTCGGTTACGTCAATAGGCTCGTTGTTGATTGTCAGCGTATCGCTGCGCGATCCCAAGATTGCCACGGCGGCAACTCCGGTACCGCTTGAAATGCGCACTCTGCGCCCTGATCCTGCCGCCATTGTGTAGCCTCCTAAGCTGTGTCCGTTACGTTATAACATATCATTTGGCAAAGTGCTAGGCTATGGAAAGAACGCGGTAGGACATCCGGCAACGGCGCGTGATGCCGTCGGGGTCGCGCTCGAATACCATTGCCGTGCATTCTGTTGTGATGTGGCCGGTGACGCCAAGCGCCTGCCGGTGCATCCGATCATACACGGCCTTGCTGATTGCCTTGATGTTGGTGCCGTTGGTCCGCGCCCATACATCAACCTGCACAACCGTATCCTGCCCGATTGCGTCTTTATCGTCGAATGATCCTGACGTAGGAAAAGACATTGTGATAAACGGAAAGCCCACGGGATCGCCCCCGTCCGTCAGTTGCGGCACCCATTCATTGAATACCGCCGTGACGCCGTATGCTGTGGAAAGCGTGGCCGTGACGCTGGACACATTCAGCCGCGCAAATATTGCCGTTTGCAGCTCAATCGGATTCATTTGGCAAGCCTTTCCAATGTTTTCAGCACGCGCTCGTTTAGCTTAACTTGGCCTTTGATGGTTTCAGGTTGCCAAACAGGACGCGGCGCAATCTTTTTAGTGCCGTATTCCAGATAATAGGCATATGCCAAACGGCTGCCGATGGTCGCGCTCATCTTGGTGTCTTGCTTGAAATACATAGACGAAATAAGCCCGCCAGTGTCAGTTGACGGCGCATCACCCGGCGCGGATGACGTGTGCGTTGGGCTAAGGTTAGCTTTTCCGTCACTTTTGAATACCGCGACAATTTTGTTAGGACCGTTTGCACTAAACGACCCGGCATAGACGCGCATCAATCCATCATCCCCAGCAATCCGATGATATGTTACGCCCTTGCCTTTTTTCCTGATCTCTTTTTGAACGGAAAGATTTATGTCAAAAGCAACAGCTTTCACGTCCTTGCCGATTGCGTCCACAGCCGCCTTGCCATACTTACGCAGCGCGGCTTGAACCTGGCCCATGCCCTCGATCTGGATTGTGACGGTCATACCGCGACGCCGCCTTGCACATCGATCTCCAACCACTTGTTATCAAAGTCCACATTCTTGATGTAGCGGATGTTGTGACGCAATCCGCGAATTAGAACGCTGTCAGCCTCTCGCAGTGATGCCGTATATCGCACCACCAGCATCAGCTTAACCTCGGCGCTTAACCGTTGCGCTTGTGATGCCTCATAGCCTGACAGCGGCCTTACCATGGCCTTAGTCGGCGCGCCCGTAATCGTGGCCCATGATCCAGCCACTACGTTCCCATCGACGTTGCTTGCCGATCCCATGCGTTGAAACGTGACAGGCTCACGCATCTTCCCAGCGCTATATTTGCAGCATGCCATTATGGTTCACCTAGATCTGGTGAAATGTGAACTGAAATATATCCATTGTTCGGAAATGTCTCTTTTGTTCCGTCGCTATACGTCACTTCAAATTCTGCGTTAAAAAACCCATAGCTTGCAGTATCGCCTGTCGCCCAGGGGTATGAAACAATGCCACCAGTCGCATTTAAGACGTCTGCGCTCGCATCAACAACTGAACCCATATAAAACCTGACAGTTGCGCCAGTTAGATTTACAGGACCGTCATCGGTAGACAACGCATATTCAACGGCGGGCGACGTGTCGTTTCGTTTGATAAAAAAAGTCATAATTTTGTCGCCCTATTTTGTGCGCCCGTTATAGCCGTTGCAATGTTAGCGCTTATTCTGCTTGTTGCGATATTAGCACTTTTTGACATCAAAGCAAAACGCCTTGCGCTTGCAGGCTCTGTTGTTCCACTTGCCGTTTGCGCATGTGCCGATCCATTGCCCGATCCATTGATGATCCGCAGTGCGATACCGGTTGCGGTTTGTATTGATGCCGATCCTGTTCCATCGCCCGCAATAATTCGCTCACCAACGCCGATGGATGATTGCGCATGTGCATATCCGGCGCCCGATCCGGTGATGATCCGAAGCCCGATGCCAGTTGCGGTTTGGGCAGATGCCGTTCCGGTGCCTGATCCGATTGAAATTGATGCGGCAGTTCCACTTGCCGTTTGACCGCTTGCCGATCCATTGCCCGATCCTGTGATGATCCGCAGTGCAACGCCGGTTGCCGTTTGACCGCTTGCCGATCCATCTCCGAATCCGGTGATGATACGAATTGCGCCACCAACTCCTGATCCAATTTGCGATTGCGCAAAACTAGATCCATCGCCTATGATAACGCGACGCCCTACGCCCGTTGCCGTCTGCGCCGATGATGTTCCCGCGCCTGACCCGCCAACAATCCGCAGTGCAGATCCCGTTGCCGTCTGCGCCGCAACAGTTCCTGCACCGGTGCCAGTTACAACAACCGCGCCAGATACAGCCCCATCATCTCCGAGAGGCGCAGAGGCTAATGGGGAAAATCCAAGCATGTGTTACCTCAAGGTTTGGTGGGCCAGATGACCGCGTAGGGGTAGCCTTCTTGGGCAGTCACGTCGCGCAACTGTTGCCTGTATTCACGCCAATATGGTTCCATCGTAACGTCGCTCAGGGCCATCCAGTCGGTTTGTGACAGTAGATTGTCACGGTGGTTGCGGATGTTGCGCCCCGCGTCCTCGACGGGCAGGTTGCTTACCTCCCAGCCTTGGGTCCACGCGCCATTGACCTCTGCAAGTGCAGTCTGCTTGAGCGTCTGCGTCATATAGTCAACCGTAGGCTGGTCCTGCACGGTGTAGGGGTAGACACCCCAGTCTGCCAGAAGCGCATCACTTGGCGACTTCGGGAAGGACGTATTCGGATTGTCACGGCGTAGTTGCCCGATTGAGTATGTCTCATGCTGGCCGTTTGTGATCTTCAGATGTGGCATTTAAGCCTCCTTTATGCGGTGAGATCGTATTCTTGGATAGCAAGAGCCGAGAAGCCCGTAACGTACATCTTTGTACCGTCAGGTTTGAAGAATAAACCCCTTGGGTTATTTTCTTTCGCAGCGACACTAAAGCTTTGCAAATACACCGCAGTGGAAATATCCCAAGCGGTGCTTAGGTTATATTCGTTTACGTCATCCCCTTGAAAACCCAAAACGTACATCTTTGTACCATCGGGCTTAAATAATACATCGTAAGGCGTTAGGTCTTCCGACGCAACGCTTTTGCTCTGGAAGAACACTGAAGTGGTAACATTCCAAGGCGTCCCTAAGTCGAACTCGTTCACATTAGAACTGCTACCCGTAACGTACATCTTTGTACCGTCAGGTTTGAAGAATAAGCCGTAGGCTTGTGTTTCTTGCGCAACACCACTAAAGTTTTGAAGAAACACAGCCGTAGATACATTCCAAGCGGTGCTTAGGTTGTACTCATAAACCCTAAGATTACTAGTGCGTAAAACATACATCTTTGTACCATCGGGCTTAAAAGAAATACCACTTGTATCTGTAGATGATTCCGCAGCAATGCTTTTGCTCTGGAGGAGTACAGATGAGGTAACATCCCAAGGCGTCCCTAAGTCGTATTCACGAACAATACCAGCCCCCAAAACGTACATCTTTGTACCATCGGGCTTAAAAAATACGCCAATAGGGTTAAGACCTCCTATACTAAAGCTCTGAAGAAACACCGCCGTAGATACATTCCAGCCTTCTACTACGCCACCAGCCCCACCAGCCCCTATCGCCTTAGACCACAGCATTACGAACCATCCCCTACAAGAGCACCGTAGAGCGTTGTGGATACCTTCCACAGTGCAATGACGGTCACGGCATCAGTGGCCAGCGTAGGGGCCGCGCCAGCGTTGTTTACCCATGTCGTTGTGGGCCATGTGATCGTGTAGGCAGTGCCATCGTCAATCATCAGCGTAATGGCTTCACCAGCGGCGATGTTGTCAGTGAGTGACGTGATCGAGCCTGTTAGAGTAACCGTCTGGATGGAGCCGTTGGCAGGCTCTAATTCCGTAGTCACAGCGCCAGTGGTTGCAGTCCAAGCGTAGACTTCTTCGACAACGGTGCCTTCAAGGATTGGCGCTACCAAGGTCTTGTTGGTAAGTGTAAACACACCATCGGCTGTAACCTCACCGGGTTCGCCTTGTGGACCTTGGGGGCCTGTCTCGCCTTGGATACCCTGAATACCTTGGATACCCTGTTCACCTTGCGGCCCTGTAGGTCCAGTCTCGCCCTGAATACCTTGGATACCCTGAATACCCTGCGGACCTTGAATACCACCGTACCCCAAAGACGTCCAAGCGGTCGTACCGTCTCCAACCTTAAACTGGTCAGTATCAGTCTCAAGGCCGAACTCACCAGAGGCAAGGGTAGGATTGGCACTCGTCCAGTTAGCAGCCGTGTCACGGCGAAGTTGGATTTGGTCAGCCATTATGCGGCACCTCCGTTAATAGATTGTGGCGCGGTGTAGATCGTAGCCGCAGATCCACCGTCGATGCTTTGGGTGAAGTCAGCAGCCGTAGCCGACACATACACTACCGCAGAGCCTGTCAGGTTCAGCAGAGATCCAGTAGAGCTTTCACCCAGCGCCCGGGTCAAGGTTCCAGCGGAATAAGTCCCCGTACCAATCTCCCAAGCATCACCATCCTCGATGACGTAGCGCACCACATCAGAGTTTACTACCCCAGCAGCCGCAAAGGTTTGATAGCCACTCTCGGCAGCGCCAAGGGTAACTGTGCCTGTGCCCGTGGTGGCAGTGGTCATCTTGGCTCTGTTTACGAGAGTGACCATGTTTTTACCTTATGCTGGCTGCGTGTGCGTATAGCTGGACATCGCAACAGTGTCGCCAGACCCGATTGCAACGCTCGACAATTCAATATCGCCACCGCCACCCGTTGCAGTTACTGAAACGGTGAATTGCGCTGCCGTGGCTGCGTTTTTAAATACCGCCTTAGCAATTGTGCCGCCAGTCGCGGAAGTGTCAGACCCGATTGCGTTTGCGGTCGCGGTGCCAACAGAAGCGGCCCCAAATGCTGGCGTTCCGAAAGTCAGCGTTGCCACCTCGACGCTTCCAGATGTTTGAAATTCAATCGTTCCACCGTCCAGCAGATCCACAACCGCATCGCAGGCCGCGTTTCGCGCAACCGTTTCGAGAATTACCGCCATTATTTTGCTCCTTTAATTTTTGGCATCATATCATCTTACCCGCCGAAGTAATAGCCCAAGCCCAGAACCCACACGCGCCGTTTGCACATCAACAACCGCCATAATACCAATGTCAGTTAGCGGCGGCAAATAAATCGGCGCTTCATATCCCAAATCCTCAAAGCCAGTCAGGTTAAACAATGACGTTATGACAACCATCGGATCGTATGGCGGTGCGGTTTGCAAAATGCCTTCGCGCTTGAATACGATTGCATCAACTGTTTTACCGGCGCTTGCATTGACCCGAACGCCGATCAGAAACGCCTCGTAATCAATTGGAACAGTAAACGCACCGATGCGGGAAATAGCCTCACCGAAACCGTTAAGTGGAATGGAACCCCAAACCGCGCCGCCGGTGCTTTCAATATTTATATCTGCGAAATGCGATGCGGTTGTTTGGTTTGCATACTGCCCGCTTTTTGATACCCGCGCCGATAGAAGCCGCATGAATGTGCGAGCGCTTGGCAGGCTTGCGCTTGCGCCATCCGTTACGATTGTATCCGTGATTTCCAAACCGTTTTGGTCAATGCCATACAGCAGCACCTCGCGCGCGCCCAAGCCCGCCGCCGTATCGTTGGCATTGCCGCCCGCGCTAATACGCAACTGAACCGCGCCACCCACCTGCGGCGTTTGATATACGCCAGCAGGCGTTATTGGGACGAACGTTTGCCCGACGGCGGTATTGCGGCCTTCGACCTTGATTGAGCGCCACCCGTCCGCCCCGCCGGTTGCAATGTCAAACGGTTTTGGATAGCTCATATCCGCTTTACCCGATACGCGCCCAGCAGCGCCCCAGCAGCGCCCAATGCGTCGTCAGGCGTGCAATCATCGCCCGTGTGAGAGTAAAGGTATGCAGCAACCTGTTTAACGGCTCGGCGCAGCGTTGGCGGCACGCTTGCGGCAGTCGCCCCAAAGCCCGCGATATAATCCACCTCAATCGCGTTTGAATTGCGCAAGGCAATCGGCCATGTGGCCCCGTTGCGCAAAACCATCCGGCCAGGCTTTTGATAAGTGTCAATGTCAAACGTATCGGCCACCACAACGGACGCGGGCGTGCCTGCATCATTATAAACCGTCACGGCGTCGATTGATGCCAGCGGATAGCGCGGCAAGTAAACGTAATCCGGGGCGCCGTTGATGTCAGCAATCGCGCCTTGCCTCACGCCGTCCCACCAATCTGCACGTTGCGACGGCCATGCGTCCAGCACCAGCCGCCACGTTTGGTTAATCATGGCAATGCCGGTTGTTTCCTCAATCATCTCACGCGCGGTTGCAATCAAATCATCGGCTTGGTCATATGGTAATCCGTCAACCGTCTCGGCCAAATGCGCGCGCAATTCGTCTGCCGTTACCGGCTCAATCGCTGGCGGCGTTACAACCGAATGGCCGCGATATTGGGTGAATGTGACGCGCGGGCGTAGGCTCATTTACGGCGTCCCTTTTTGGTTTCAAATTGCGGATCAACCTTGGTTTCCTCAACTGGATTAAAGCCTACGCCATCGGCCAGCGCCATTGCAGCGGCCTTGCCTTCCAGCACATCGCCAGCCTTAAAGTGGTGCGTGGTGTGGCCTTGCGGGGCGCACGACCAGTCTTGATGCAATACGGCTTTCATAGTGCCTCCTGTGCTTAGTGACGGGCCACCATGGCGGCCCGCTTCTAAATTCAGGTAGTAGCGATAGTTGCGCCGACGCGCGTCACTGGTGCGCGGTGAGGCTTGCCCATGTTGCCCTTTACATAGGCAATCGCGTTGGTGCCAGTTGTGCCGGTGAACACGCCGCGCACATACCGCTTGTTCCCAAGGTAGCCAATCGAACCGGCGATGATGTTGTCATCAGCATCAAGCAAGACAGAAGCCGTGCCGGTAAACTCACCAGCAGGAACGGCAATAAAGCTTGTTCCGACCAACGTATCAGAATGTTGCAGCACCAGCGTAAAACCGTCAACTGTGCCCGCATCGGTCACGGCGCCCGTTGCAAGATCAAAGACAGCAGTGCTAAAGCCGCGCACATCAAATGCCGCCGAAGCGTTAGGCGTTACGCCGGACAATGTTTGATCCGCGCCCCGGATCACTTGGGTATTTGAAAGACCAT